ATTTCATCTCTCTGCTCCTTATCTGGGACTCCATTATTGAAGTTGATAAGCATCGATGGTGCAAGACCATTCTGAATGTTGTTTATATGGTAGTTTGCTATTTCTTCTTCAAGTTCCGCATACTGTAACCCTCCTTGATAATCTACAGGAGAGTAGTAGTAAAACCCTGCTCTGTAGGGTCTGATGTATAGAATTTCTATGCCTTGGTTTGAAGTGCCAAAAGCAGGAATGCGTTTAGGTTTATCACTCGGTTTTATGTTAATCCAATCAGAAGAATAGTAGTACGCTTTTATCTCACCATCATTAGAAACCTTCTCAGCTCTCAATGTTTCGATTGGCATGTGTTCTACTTGAACAATTTTACTTCTATCCTTACTATATATTACCTGAACAGCAGCTTGTCCCATCATCTTGTAATCGTAGCATACTTTCTTCATGCAATCCTTCCTAAGTAGCTTTTTCATCTCAGCATACTCAGCAGGTTTATCTTCACTATCTGTGGCATCTAATCCCTTACCGTATATCATTTCTGATATTCCATTTACAGAAGCATTGTTAGTTGGAGACCCATTATACCTATCTATTAGATAGTCAAAGTAATCGTTCTCATCTCCATACTCAACCCAATCATTCCTGCCATTCTCACTGACCTCTGGTCTACTATAAGATGACAATCCTATAACATGGATAGATTGTTCTACCTTTTTTACTATTGAGTTTACATTGGCTCTATTTCTTGCCATTTTGATTGATTTATTCTTACTCATTATATAATTACGAAGTCGTTATCATAGCTATTTTCCTCTACATATTCTCCAGTATTAGCAAAATACTTATCTAAACCAGTTTGGTCAGTGCAGAATATTAAACCTCTATATATCTCCGTAGAGCCATCTTTTACCCTGTAGGTATACTGATTACCCTCTTTAAGTGAGAAAGTGCCTGTAAGCACCATGTAATCGCCTTGTGAGGTCTTTGAGACGGTTACTGTAGATGTAGTTCTTGTGGATTTATCTGTTAGGGATAAAGTTGGCGAACTGGCATCTATTCTCGGCACAATCGTGAGCGATTGATTTGATGTCGAAGTTGTTAGAATCTCCATACTAAAGTAACGCAAAACTGCATTTTTGTTTTATATAATAAAAAAGAGGGCATAAAGCCCCCTCTTTAAATCTACACTATACTCCTAATACTACACTGCCCTTTGTGTAGAAGGGGTGTCAGTAGCAGAAGTCATACCTACGAATGGGTCAGCAGTAGTAGCTCCATCAACAAAATTAGGCATGGTGGTCTCGTTTGCAGTAAGAGTCAGAGTATACCCCTGAAGGTCTCCCATTGCAGTTCCACTAACCATAGTACCTCCAGTTACTTCAGCACCATGTTCTCTACCTACAAGAAGAAGGCTTCCGTCAAAAGTTTCTAGGAAAACATGAGGTCTTCCGTATGCCATTAACTTTAATTCCTTATTATCTTCTTTACTTAGTTTGTGTAGCGTTACATTTACTACTTGTTCAAAGAATGTTGTTCCATTCTCTAAAGAACTTTGAATATTTGTCTCTAAGGAAGAATTACCTTTAACATCGTAAGTGTGATAAGTAAAAGTACCACCCATATCTGTAACTTCATCATTAGAACCAACAGTAACAGCTCCTAAATCTCCGAAATCTACAAAATGAATTTTTCTTATACCACCTACAGCATCTTTACATGGTTTTAGTCTCCCACCAGTTAAATCACAACTCATATCTTTTATGTTTTAAATAAAAAAGGGTAGGTAGGCACTTGGCTTACCCACCCTTATTTCTTGGTTAATTATTTATTAGATAGAGTAAAGTACAACATCTCCACCAATTCCATGTTGAATACCTGCGGTATATCTCATAACGATTCTTACGTTTTGAGACCCATCGATATCAGCCATATCAATAACTTTAACTTGGTTATGGTCAGATAGTAGACCAGTTCCAAAGAACAAGTTAGACTTCTCAGCAGCAACCATTTTGTTGCTTGGTAGACCTTGCGCCAACTCTACGTTGATACCATCAAATGTCAATGCTCCTCCGTTGAACCACTGAGTACCTTTGTTGTCAGTACCTGCTGCTCCAATTTGGCTTGAAAAGCCTCCTAAAGCTCTCACATAAGCTCTATATACGTTAGAAGCAACATAGATAGTTAAGTCTTCTTTTCCATATACGGCAGACGGAATTAAATCTGCAGTAAGACCAATTTCTTGGATTACATTACTGGCAGATATAGCACTTACACCACTTGTAGCCGTAACATCATTTACGTCTGAATCAGCTCCTAAAGTAGTAAGGAACCCATCAAATTCTCCTGCAGTTGCGTTAGTGCCATTCCATACAGTTTGCTCTACTTTTTGAGCTACTTTGTCAGCTACATGAGCAATCAAGAAATCAGAGAAATTTGGGGGTAGGTCACTGTAAGCAGAATATCCCATCTGAACCGCTTCCCAGTCAGATACAAAATCTTTTTTACAAAGCTCCAAATTTACTTGAAATTCTTCAGGTTGTAGGATTCTCTCACTCAAAGCGAGTACTCCTGTTGATTTAGTGAAGTCACAAGTTGCATCAGCTACGATATCGCCAGATACAGCTTTCTTTAGTACTTCTTTAAATTTCACATTGGGTTTAATCGTAATTAGATTATTAGCCAATGTTGAACCACTCAATAGGGCAGCAGAAATATATTTTCCTGCAAACTCCCCTGCATAAGTAGTGGTTATCGGTGTGGTTAAACTTTCGCCTCCTGCCATTTTAATTGATTTTAGTTATTTATTATTTATGAATTAATTCTACTTAAAACTCTACCCATAGTACTAACGGGTCTGTTAGAGTTGTTTAGGTTGATGTCCAACTTACCTTTTGAGTCTGCCTCTGGACTATGTTTGATTGGTTCGGCAGCAGGTTCTTCAGATAGCTTCTCTAATTGCTTAGACAAATCTTCTTTTTGACTCTTGTACTCTTGTAGTTCGCCTTTAACAGCTTCTTTAAGAGCATCAAGTTCAGACTTCATTGCAGAGATGGCAGATTTAAAATCTTCTTCAGTAACATAACCTTCCATCAATTCAACTTCTTCTTCAGCTTCAACCTCAGCTACTTCTTCAGTTGATTCTTCATTTAATTCTTCTGCGACTTCCTCTACAGCTTCCTCTTTACTTTCGGAAGACAACACTTCCTCTTGGACTTCTTCTTCCATGATATCCTGAGCAAGTTCATCTTCTTTGGTAAGCAAGGACAACTTCTGTAGAATTTCGTCTAAAATTGTTGTTGCTTTTGTACCCTCCATGATGTTTTTATTTATAATAAAATAATATAGTTATTGAATAGTGTTAGATTTTTGTTTATGGACAACATTCATTGAATGTAAATTCTCGATAGAAATTACTTCCACTTGAACCTCCAAAAGACACGTCTTGAATATCACAAGGGTTCAATAGATTGTTTCCACTCACTTCATAATTCCTCACTTCTACTGCTCCAGCATTACCACTTGCATTGTTTTGAGTGTTTTTCATATATATTGTGTTAGTGCCAGAATATAATAATGATGGGTCAAATCTATGGATAACCATTCCCCCTATAGGACAGGTAAAGTCAGCTTCAGTTATAACCAAATCAGTGTTGGTTGAAGCTATAAAGACAGAGCCTATCAGTTCATTAGAATTCAAATCAACATCGCCTATTTTAGTGCCATTTAGATATATATCGAAGTTATCGTCTGTAACGGAGTTTGAATTGCATATTTGGAATACTAACACTCTATCAGGGCAACTTGGAGCAGGGTCTCCCTCTGGGTCTAATACCTCTGAACTCAAAGCAGTACATTCATTACAATCGTCAAAAGGTATGCCTATTGACGTTATAATCTCAACACCCTCAAAGTTTCTTTCTTCATTTACAGTATAACACCCTTCTTGACCATTCTGTAAGGTCATGTAATAGGTAGTTCCAACATTTAAAGTTCCATGATAATGTGCGTTTTTATGGTGTCCATCGTCACAGTTAGTTATACGATAAGCTGAATGCCCTGCGCTAACAGCAGGAGCGGAATTCGTAACGACACCTATTCCTTGAGCTTGTAAACTCCCATCGCAACATTCCGTTGAATACGTTTTTCCATCTGGGCATAGACAAGCTCTCCTATCGTTTTTAGGTGATGTTCTACTGTAGGTAAATTTTCTTCTTCTTCTAATCATGCCTTCCTTGATTTTGGGTGTTTCTTAGGTAGCAAATCATAATCCGTTGTGTACTTTGGATTCTGAGGTCTACCGTTCTTTATTAAGTATAGATAGGCATTAACCCTTGCAAAAGCCCACTGAGAAGCTGACCTAACTTTAGGGCTATGAGATGTGTTAAAAGCTCCAAGACCACGCTGAAAAACAGAGGCAAGGACACCAGTAGTAACACCATAACCCAATTTACTTTTATATTTCTTATTGAATTCATCAGATTTCTTTTTAAGTGATGCTTTGTCTTTAGCAGAGACTTTAGCTCTTGTCTTTCCAGAAGCATCTCCTTTAGCAGACCCCTTACCTTTAGGACTCTTATTGGGAGTGTCAGACTTAGGTGCCTTAGGACTTGACTTAACATTACCTTTATCATCTACCTCAGCCATCTTATCTTTTATCTCACCAAGACCCCTTAGCTTACTTCTACTCCAAGAAAGTGCCGATAATCCACCCCAAGCATCATACATTAACTTGCCACATCCATCAGAATAGCTCTTAGAAGCCTCTAAATCGCTTTTGTGACGAGAAAGGAAGGAGTACATCCTTTTTATTGTAGATACCGTTAGATTGCTTCTAGAGGCTAACTGAGATGCTCTGCGTTTTCCTACAGCAGTTCCGCAAGAACCCCAACCATTTTCATCAACATACTTCAATACCTTCTTAGCGTTATTCGATACAGATTCAGGATAATCGTTAAACGTCTTTAGTTCGTACTTCTTAGAGTCAAGGAAGTCTTGTATTTCAAATAGAATCTCAGTAGCTTCATTCTCGTTTATATCGCTACCCATTTTAGACATCTCAAGCTTATCAGTGAAGTATCCTTCGATAGAGAATCCTTTTACTAATCCTGTCTTGACATAGTTCTCCCAGACTTCTTCATTGTTAACCTTCATGGAAACCATCCAAGTACCTACTGGCATATCTAATCCATACTTTCTGCTTTTATCATGGACTTCATCCTCTATAATCCAACTCTCCACTACAGTCAAACCATTGAGTTCAGCTTCATGTTCCAGTGTAGATTTATTCTGGTTGCCTCTCATTAAGAATAATTCACTTGCTTTTCTTACAGTATCGTCAGAGAAATAAATGTAGTATTCATCTTCTCCGTCTGTACGATAAATATTCTTATTAGGAATTAGGGCAGCACCCATTAAGATGCGTTTCTCCTTATCTATCTCAGCAAGATTAACTTTGGTTTGTTCTTTTAGAGCAATGAAGTTTTCTTCTATTGCAGGTTTATCTACAATAGATATAGCTTCTATTCCTGATAGCAAAGCATCCTCATCAATAAGTAATTCTATAATTCTCATAATTTATTATTTAAAATGCAGCGACAT